GATCGAGGCCCGGCCGTGGCTGACGGTGTTCCGGCTTCCGCCGTATGCGCCGGAGCTGAACCCGGTCGAGGCGGTATGGGCTCACATGAAGAAGAGCATGGCCAACCTGCCGGTGCGCACCGTGGAGGAGCTGGTTTCGGTGGTGCGCGGTCGGCTCAGGCGTGTGCAGCGCAGGCCTGACCTCATCGCCGGGTTCATCGCCAAGACGGGGCTGGACTTCCAGCCGCCCTAACCTCAGCCTTTAAACCTCTCTAGCCAGGTGGTTTCGTCAACCACGCCCGAAACTGGTATCCGCTTCTCGGCCTGAAACTTCTTACATACGTCCGCACTAGCAGGGCCGTACACGCCATCAACGCGAATAGTCCAGCCGCGATCCCTCATACGGCCCTGCCAAACCTTCACAGCATTACCCTTCGAACCAGCCTTCAGATTCGATTTGAATGCAGGCGCCGGCGGCGAATCGTAGTCCGGATGCCCATAGCCGTAGATCCTAGGGCTACCCCTGTCGACCCATTTCGAAGCGACAGCGTCACCATTCGCATAGTTGCCGTCCCCGATATCGCCCGTCGTGTTGCCACCGATCGTCTTGATTCGATCCTCGGCCACCTGTACAACCAGCTCGACATGCGTCGAGCCCAAGGGGCCATAGAACACCCACGAGCCCGGACGCGGGGCATAAGACCAGCGGCCTTGCCGCCTAAACCACGCCACCGCAGTCAGGCACGACGCGGTGATAGGGACGATATCCCGGCAGTCAGCCTTACCAGCGACCCAGGTAAGAAACGTCACACACCAAGGCTGATTCTGAGCCCAACTAAGCTCCTGGACCTGGTCGGCATATTTAGACCAGTTCGAACCTTTCTCCTTATAGCCGACCTCGCCAGTAGCGACTTTAATCATACGTTCAGCGGTGCCCATACAACCCCATCAAATTTTCAGAACAGTCAAAACGATCGACACGGCAGCCATCAACGCAGACGCGGGCAGCGCATACCGCCACGCCTCAAGCGCCCTAATACGACGCTCGTGATCCTCATCAGTAGCCCGAGACTCCCTCAGCTCCTGTGTGAGTTGCCGGACTTCGCCGACTAGGGCCCTCAGCTCGTCATACATGTCTTTCAGCGTCACAACTACGCCGTGATCAGACAAAAGAATTTCACCTCACGCGACGATTACGTAGGTGCAGCTAAACCACAGATACCGCCACGACCCGAACTGAGTCGAAGCATCTACGAATTTCACGTATCCGTCTGACGTCACCTCGGCCAGGGCGGCGCCATGCGATTCGCCGCTGCTGTAACTCCTCAAATAGCCTGCGGCCGGCACACTCCAAAACGGTCTGATAGCCGCTGGAATCGAGGCCAGCACGGTGTCAGCCGGAACCGGAGTACCAGTACCAAGAAAACCAGCGCCCAGAGCAACAGTGACCACGGGCCCGTTCCGCATCCAAAAATTCGTCCCCATGTCGAAACTCCGCAGCATGGTGAGCCCGCCCCAGGAGAACGGCGCGCCGTGACTGTGGCTCCTAGCAGCCCATCGGACGTCGCCCTCTGACTCGGTCGCGAGCTTCACCGCAGTCGCAGACCGGCTTCCATGCCAACTCTGCGTCGATGGTTTATATACGAGAGCGCCAGGCGGGAAATCAGTCGGCGTCTCACCGACCCGAATGCGCTGCCCGATCAGGTCCCGAGCATCCTCCACGCTGCCCGCCGGTACCGAGTTGGTGCCGTTAGGGACCGTCGCATACCCCAGCACGATCTCCGGGCTGTTCCATCCCCGGTCAGGCTGCGGCTTAGCCGGAGGGTTACCCGGCGTCCCCTGCCTAACCGCAAGCGAAATGCTATTCGCGGCACGATCCAGACGCAAAACAACGAGGTCGGTTCGTGGCGCACCAGACGTGTTAGCGGCCACCGGTAGCGTTGTCGCAGAATCTAGATAGTAGTGGTGGCCCGCGATATGCGCCCGCCCAGGCCACACATGGATAATCCCCGCCTCGCCAGAAGAATGGATCTTCAAATCGTTTTCGGCCCGACTGGGCGCGACGACACCCGAGTCTTGCCAAATATCTGCCATGCGCGACCACTGCTCTTCAGTGATACCGGAACCAGGTCCCGCGTCAAACGGGTAGCTCTGCTCTGCCAGATTTCATCCAATCCTGATAGCCGACAATGCGGCCTCGGCCACTACGACGGTATCCGCGGTTCCTCCTTGCCGGGAAATCCCCAAGGAAAGCGATACTGGGGTGTTCAAAGGCGCCTGGCAAACCCCAGACGCGTTCAAGGCGATCTGCTGGCCAGTCACACCCGTCGTGTCGTCGCCGATAGAGCCGTCATAGGCGAACCAATCAGAAGACGAGTGGTGAAGCCCCAGAAGGAAACTGGAACTTTGAACCGGGGTCAACTTCGCGGTCCCTGTAACCTGCCAATAGGTCGTGATGGGCAGAACCGGCAAAGTCAACTTGCCTGCCTGATGGCCGCCCCAGCCAGGGCCGGTTTGGAAAGACGCCGTCGTGACATCGATAAAGTAGAAGAAAGCCGTCGTTGAGGCGGTGATGGTTTGAGACGCTCTGGTTCTGCGGGACATTTGCGGGGCAATGGATGTCGCGACCCATGCGGAACCTGTCCACACCAGCGTCCTGTAGGTGTCGGTCTCGTAGATCTGCTGCCCCGTGACCGGGGCTGCGGGCCTGGTCGAAAACGTGCACACGGTGACCCCGCCGGCCGAAGATCCGGACGGCAAAAGCCTGTCAGCACCCGACGACCGGAAAATGAATGCGCCATCTGACGGCCGGTAGCCGATCGCCCCATCCGGCAGACCAGAGCCATCCGCGATAACGGTTTTGATCCGTTTCCCAACAAACTCGCGAGCATCCGTCAAGTTCACAGCGGAAGACGTGCCAGGATTGATTTGGAAAGTACCGAGGGGGATTTCCCTGGTAGCCCATGCCCTGGTAGGGGGAGGCGGAATCGGAGGCGTTCCCGGAAAACCCTGAACTATCGCGAAGCCGATCGAGTTGCCGATCCGGTCCAACCGAAGGACAACCAGATCAATCCGCGGTTCCGCCGCCGAATTCTCCAGGAAAGCGAGTGGCCTCCCAGCGTCCAGATGGAAATGGAAGCCTGCGATCTGCGCGCGCCCAGCAGAAACCAAAACCTGGCCCTGTGATCCGACCGTCGTGATACGAAGATCGGTTTCGTGAGGGCCGTCGGCGATGACGCCGTCGTCCTGCCATGTGGCCGCCATGCGCGACCACTGCTCTTCAGTGATCGCTGCCCCCGCGCCGGCCTCAAAGGGATAATAGAACTCGGCTATATCATCTCCTGGATTCAAGCTTTTTCAGGGCGGCTTGCAGTTGTTTCATTGTGCGGTACAGCCTTGGCGCTGAATCGCTCGCAGGCGTCCCCACCACCGGCTCAATCCTCGCGCCGCTTTCCACGGTGTCCGTCAACTTCACTTCCCGCAGAACGTTCGCGATGCTTTCGCTGCCGATCTTCACAGTGACAATGTCGCCCAATGCGTAGTCGCGGCCGAACCGCAAACCATCAGTGTCCAACGGAGTGACCGAAAGGCTGGCTTTAGCAGCGCCCTCCAAAAGCGCCTCAGCCCCAGCCTGGTTTAGTTCGGCGATAACTGCCGGGGCAACGGCCGAGTTATCCTCGGGGTCGATCGGGTTACCGGTCACGCCACGTTTGATAGGGATATCGCGGCGGTCAATGAAACGCTCAGGGCGCAAACTGTTCCAATCGAGCGCTCCCGGAGCGTCCTCGAAACCCTTCAAATACCTTTGTCGGCCCTCGCCCTGACAACCCACGGCAGCCCACGTGTACTCCGGTGCGGTGATCGAATACTCGTAGCTCGCGATGTTCCCCATGTCCGGGCTGAGAATCGCTGTAGTGGCTCGGTTCACCGGCTGGAAAATCCGCAACCGGATACCCTCGCCGGACTGGACAACCCGGAACCCCAAACCCGACAGTTCAGCAATCCGCGCCATGTACTCGCCCAAAACATCGAACCTGGCAGACAACGAAATCGTAGACCCGAAACTGACGTCATCGATAACGAGGTAAGGGTGCCGACGCTCGACAAGCGCACCGGGCCCGATATTCACATTCGCGAGATATCTAAGGCCGCCGGCCGCAGAAATCGAACCCGACTCCCGATCGAGAGTCTGATCCCCGATAGGAGACGTCGGCAACGGAAAAATGACACGCTCGTGTAGCCACTGCTCATCCGAAACACCGGTATACGTGTATACGCCCGAAGGGCTTTCCGCGTTCCAGGTGCGGTTAATAGTTTTCACGGGACCGGACAGGATAGGTTCCGGAACGCCTTCAGCCCAAATGATCACACCGTAGCCCGGTTCAAGAACCGGATCGGAACCGCCTGCATCCACAGAGATAGTCCACGTGCCGACCCCGCAAAACCTTGCGATAGCCTCAAGACTCGTGTACCGCTCTAGGACGCCGACAGGGCGGTATTGTGCGTTTCGCACCTCGATAGTGAATCTACGCACCTAGATACCTCGGCCGGTACTCCAGAGTGATCAGGGTGTCGGCAGTCATACCGGCAACCGCTAGCTGGATCTGGTTCTCAGACGGGCCGATAGCCCAAAACTGCGGATTACTGCCGATGTGCTCCCACAGGTTCACACCCAAAGGGCCGATGACGCTTTTACGGCCAGGCCGTGTATCGATAGTCACCCTCTGCCCGGCGCCAAGCTGATAGGTGAAAGTGAACTCTCTGTTGAGGGTCACGCTTTTGAACGTCACTCCGGAAAGAGGGCCATCCAGCACCCACACAGGCCACGTATCCACCTCGCCAACAGTCGATACGATAATGTTGCCGTTGAACGCCAGATCGCGGTTCAGGTGCAGGCCGAGAAAGGGCATAGAGAAGAACGGGGTACGTCCTGCGGCGTCGCTGCGGAAAAGATGCGTGACCGCCGTTGACGAATAGAAAAACGGGTCGAGAGCGAGGAACCGCAGACCGTAGTTGCACCAGTAGTTACCGGCCGCGTCTTGCCCCTCGTCGCCCTCGGCGCCGTCCATATAAACCAGGTCGATGTACCGGCCTTCTTGCCCGGTCTCGTTCACAGTGAGCCGACCGGTGTTCACACCGGCAGGATTCAGAGCCGATACCAGGGTCCGGCGGCGTGCCACCGCTTCAGCCCGTGTCCCACCCTCGATGAAAACGGGGATGAATACTTCTCGCGGCGAAACCCTCGTCTGCGCCAAATGGGCGCCGTCCAAACCCGGCGTCTCCGTATAGACATGCGTGTATGTGGGCGCATGAAGCCCCCTCACGCCCGGCTGGACGATAATCCCTACAGGGGGGCTGCCGTCCCCGGCGGCGAGAACCACCGGGGGAGCGCCTGCGCGGCCTGGCTGCCACACCAGGCGAGTACGATCAGCCAGCTAGCCTCCAAAACTTCTTTCATCCGTCACCCGTAGAGGGCGTCCGCATAAGCGAGCACATTCAACATTTGGCGTTCAGTCGGCACCGTGGGAGCCGCGTTCAACGTCAGGTTGTAAACCGTTCCTGTGCGGTCGCCTAGTTCGACGGTTTGGTTTCGCGGGGCTGTCTGTGTCTGCCGCCTGAACGCTTGCAACGCCGCGGCTCGATACCCGGCGATACCACCGTCGGAGAATCCCTTCAACAGTCCGCGCTTGGCGGCGGCGTTCAAAGCCAACACAGTGTCAGGGCCGATAAACCGCACCGCCTCCGGCCTAAGAATTCCCTCACCGGGGGACAGCAGCGCCGGCACGATATCTCTCCCAGGCTGGAACCCTGGCACCACTCCGCCGTCAGCGAATCGGAAGAATGGGAAAGGTTGGAGAAGCGCAGAAGGGTTCAAGCTGTCAAGGAACGGCTTGATGGTCTCCATGTAGAACTTGCCGATCTCGACCAAACCGTTTTTCACGGCGTTTACAAATCCGTGCCACCATATGGCCATGGCCTGGGTTGTCTTCTGCCATTGGACCACTATCTCGGCGAGAACTACGACGAAGTCCTTCTGGAAGAAGTGTCGGAAAGAGCTGAAGAAGTATTCCGATAGTTCCGTAAGAGTCTTCTTGAAAGCCTCGACGTCTAGCGTGATGAGCTGCCACACGGCTTTCACCGCCAGAATGGCACCCTCAAGGATGACGAACAGGTCGGCCACCCGTGCCAGCGCCCACGCTAGACCTTCGCCGTCGCCGGTCAGCACCGCCACAAACCGCAAGAACGCGGGAAGGATATCTTCACGAACAACCCGGATCAGTTCCGCGAAATCGAATTCGCGGCCGATATCGAACAAAGCCTTGCCCACATCAATGAGGAGTAGCCAAAGCTCCCGCATGACTTCTTCGCCGCGCTGAAACCACTCGCGGAGCTCGTTCTGGCCCTCAATGCTGTTCACCCATTCCTGAAACTCGGTGAACGTGTCCGAGACGAGTTTCAGGAGCCGCTCACCGTAGGGGTAGGCGATCTCGAAGACCGCCGCGATAGTGCTAGCGACAGTGACCCCGATATCCACAATCCGCTGAATCGAGTCGCCGACCCGGTCCCAGAACTCAACAAGCCGACCCGAGCGCTCGCCTGAGGAAATGATTTCGTTGATCCTGGTGAGAACTTCATTGGCTGCGTCCGCGAGACGCAGCAGTAGCGGGCCCGCCGTGTCAGTGAGGATGAGGACGCTGTCCAGCACGCTGAGAGCAGAATCGCCGAGTTTCTCGAACAGCCTGTTGTTCGTGTCGAGGATGCGGCCGATGCGGTTCTGAGACTCACCGGTGCTCAACCAGACGATGACTCGCCCGGCGAAACCGCCGAAAATACCGGCCGTCTCGGCGAGCTCATCCTCGATCAAACCGAGTATGCCCATTGATCCGGCCAACGCCGCTTGCAGCGGCGGCAGAAACGCATCCTGGATAGCCCATTGGACTTCTTGCAGGCGAGGCAGAAGAGTTGAATCGAGGAAACGAACGAATTCGCGGCCGGCGGGGGAAAGCTTCTTAAGAGCTTCCTCAGCTCTGGCGGATTCCTCCGACTGTTTGGCTGTGGCCTGTGCGCTGTCCCGGATAGCTCGCGCTAGATCACGCTGAGCGTCCTCGATCTGCCTCGCCCCGTCAGACCTAGCATCGGCTAGAGCTTTCTCGGCGGCGGCGATATCGGAGCTGCCCTGTTTCCGGGCGTCCTGCAAATCGCGTTCAGCACGCGCTATACTACGAGCCGCATCAGTATAGGCATCGGCTAGAGCCGCCTCGGAATCCGAGATGCGGCGCGCTGATTCATCGCGAGCACGAGCTAGAGCCTTCTCCGCTTCAGCTATATCAGCTGCGGATTCCCGCCGAGCCTCAGCTAGAGCTTTCTCAGCCTTGATCTGGGATTCCTGCGCGTCGAGAATCGCCTGTTTTGCGTCGGTGACCTCGCGAGAACCTTCAATGCCTTCCTCGTTCGCGCGTTCCTGTTCCTCACGGAGGCGCCTATTTCTCAGCTCGATTTCGCGTAGCCGGAGCCGCGCCTGCTCGTAGGCTGATTCCGCGTCACGGCGCTCAAGTTCGCTGGCCCAAGAATCCTCTGATGTGAAGTTCTCGAAACGCGCTTTCGCCTTTTCAAGCGCAATCCGCGCCGACTCCTCATCAAGAATCCCGCCCTCGATATCGAGAGCCAAATTCTCAAGTCGGCGTTGAGCAGCCTCGCGGGCATCGGCCAGTTCGGTTTCCGCCGCGATAAGCCGGGCTTTGGAATCGCGTAGAGCGTCCTCGGCCGCGAGAACCCGTTCCGCGGATTGCTCATGTGCCCGAGTTACTCGCGCTTGCGCGTCCTCGACGAGGCGGGCGCTGTCCTCGACGGCATCGACCAGTCGGGACCGTGCTGACTCGATCCGGTCCCCGGCCTGCGCTACCGCATCGGCTAGAGCCGCCTCGGAATCCGAGATGCGGCGCGCCGACTCCTCCACCACCTCGGCTAGGCGGGTCTCGGAAGCCGCAACACGATCCCGACTGGACTCCACCACGTCGGCGACGCGACGCTTGGCGTCCTCGACACGCTCAGAGGCTGCCTGCATCGCCTGAGCTAGAGCGGCCGACGAGCGTCCCGCCGCGTCCTCCTCGGCCTGGAGAGCAGAGAGGGCATCCTCAATCCCGGCGAAAGCGAGAGAGAGGACGGTCGTCCCCTGCATGACAGCGCCCAGCACTGCGGGTAGAGCCAGAAGCGCCCCACCAGCGGCGGCAGCCTGAGACGCCACCGCAGTGAGACCAGCCGCGAGCGTAGATATGGCCGCTGCAAGAGGTGCTGCGGCGAGAGCGACAGCGCCCAGAATCACCGGCACGTTGACGAAAAGACGCGCTAGGCCGAACCTGAACGTCACCCCGACGGCAGTCGATAGCGAGTCGCCGATGTTGCGGCCAGCCCGACTCGCGATACCCTCAGCGTCCTGGAAAGCGCTCGAAATGCTATCGGAGATCTTTTTCCGCTGCTGAGAGATCGAGGAGAGAGAGTTCCCTAGCCCCATCCATCCGCTGGAAAGGCTTTCGCTGTAGCGGCGCATAGACTCGCGAGACCGCTCAACCATCTCATCGGTCTCGCTGATAGTCCGCTGGATCTCGGACTCAAGCAGCTCGTTTGCGCGCTGCACATCACGCGCCTCGGACTCGATAGTTCGAGAGACCGAGTTTTGCAGGGCACTCATCTCGCGGACGCCGCTCCGCAGCGCGCCGACCTGCCGGTTCGTCAGATCTTCAGTCGCCTCAGCTAGCCGCTTATACTCGGCCTCGACGCGAGAAATCCCGGCCGACACGTCAGCCTCAGAAGCGGCCTTGAGACCGGTCCGGATACTGATATCGATCTCGCGCATACTGCGTCGGATATCGTCCTCAGCCTGACTAAAATCATCTGTCAGCGCCTCAGACGCACGGCGGCTCTCACCCGCCACCGTCCGCGAAACCCTCGCAGCGGCGCCCTGAAGCTTAGATGCGTCGATGACCGGTTTGACTTTGATGGTGAGTCCGGTAATCGCTCTGTTCAGGACCTGTTGTACTTCGCCCTGCCACCGTTTCGTGATACCGGTGATCTGAGGCGCAACCCGGATCTTTCCGGCTGCGATACCACGTAGACGCTCGTTGAGTTCCCGGGTGAGCGCGTTGGTGACGCCGACGATCTCAGGCCGGATTTCGATATAGCCGCTGCCGACCTTGGTACCGTCAGCCAGTAGAGAATTCACCCCCAGTTAGTTATGCAGTGCTGCGAGGACACGAGAGATTTCAGCCGGAGTCGCGAACTCGGAGGCCGGCGGCGCATCCTGTTTCGAATAGCCTGGGCGCGGATACCGCTCCGGGAACGGCGTCTGGGTGGCTGACTTGCCGCGGTTGATGTTCGCGGTCAGCCAGTTCGCGAAATCAAGCCGCTCGATGAGATCCGCTATCATGTGGTCCCTGTCGGACCACGCGGCTTTTTCGCCGAGTAGGGCGACTGCTAGAGCAGAATCGCCGCGCATACTCAGGAGCCGTTTGATGCAGAGCCAAAGCCGGCGGAGAGAAACGGTCCCACTGTAGAAACCGGTGAGGTCTACAGTGGGGAAGAACATCAGGAGATCGGTTTCTAGGTCGTCACTGTGCTTGACAAGCACTGTGGCGACGAGAGCTAGTTTCCCGTGCTGCCAGTGCCGGACGCTGCCGAAATAGCCGACAGGAGATCTACAGCGTCCTGAAGCGAAGGATTAAGCTTCTTCAGGTTCGCGTACTGGCGTGGGCCCAGCATCCCGGCCAGCGCAAGCGAGATCTTGTTACCGTCCAGCGCCTCCATAGTCTCCATACCCCAATCCAGTGGATTAGTGGGGACAGTGAAAACAACGCCCTTGAACGGCACATCCACCGTGGATGGGCTGTCTTCAGCCTCGGTCTTGACGGTGCTCGCCTTACTCAATAAGAGACCTTTCTATCGTCTGTCAGGTGCCGACTGCGGCGTTAGTGAGCAGGTAGCCGAGAATGCCGCCCTGATCCAGAGCGTTCAGCGTCACACCGAGCGCGGTCGGCTCGTTACGAACCAGCGTCAGGCCCTCGCGACCGCTAACAGACGCGCGGGGAACAATCAGCCGGTTTCGAGCCGTGGCGTCGGACCATTCGACGATCAGCGCCGTCTCCGTGAGTTCCGGAGTCGAATCAAGATCGAGCCGGAAAACCCCGGGAACCGCGACCGGAGGGGTGGCACCGTCCATCGCAGGAACGAAACTAGCTCCGAAATACAGCTCCACGCTTTCTTTATCGAACTGCTGAAGCGTGAACTGGAGCGAATACTCGGCAGTAATCACGACATACTTGACCGGAGTTGCGGACTGCCACGCCCGCACCGGGTTAGTTTCCATACTCGGCGTCAGAACCACACCGGATTCATTCACATAACCGAGCGGTTTCCACGTGGCCGCGAGCGCCGTTGTCACGTCGAATGGGGCGGCCGTGCCGACAGCGCCAGTGAAAATGCCGCCATTCGGAGCGAAACGAATAGAGTTGACGGTATTAGCGCCCAGATTGATACCTCATGATTCATACAGGAACAGGGTTACGCGGTGCATGAATCGCTGCTCGGAAGTTTCAAGTTCCTGCGCGTCCCAAGGACTGGAAATCTCGTGCACGTCGGCTACGGCAACAAGGCCGTGAGAAGTGCCGGGCAAGGTCTCAAGGAGATACTCGCGAACAACGAAAGCTTGATTCGAAACGGTTTCCTTTGAGGAACCGTAATGGTTGAGGGTGATATGGTGGGCGTCCATTCGGTGCCGGACCACACGCCGGCCGCCGGGTTCCAAAACAACCTCAACGGCGGCATCGCCAGGGATTCGGCCGATAAGGTCAGCACCGACATGCACATCTGACAGGACCGGAAGCGTTCGAAGCCTGGCTACAAGAAACGGGATCGGGTTAAGGCGCGTCTATTCCTCCTCGTGTGCTCTGAGAGCCCTAGTGAGGATGTAGCGGCCCCTGTGTTTGATGCCGTCGCGCCATTCAGTCCACCCGAACTCCTGAACGATCGCGTGACGCCTTGCGAGCACAAACGACCTGAATCCATGCCGTCGATTCAAGCGTAGATCAACTTCCAGGTTCTTCTTGTATTGGCCGCGATAGCTTCCACGGGTGGAAGGCGCAAGCATGTGCGCGGTATCGCGGATACTGTTCGCCCTCTGCGAAAGCAGAAACGCGGTGACCTGAGAATGAGTGCCGAGACGCCTAACGGCAGGCAGTTTCAACGTCGCTCGGTTAGCCATCGATACGTCTCGCCGAGATACGCATATATGAGGCTGTACGGCCTCGCCAAACAATAGGTTCGCCGCGAACCTCATACCATTTACCGGCGAAACGGACGCGATCGGTAGGGCGCACGGCCACGGGCCGCGAGTAGATTGTGATCCTGACCTCGTGGTTTTCGTGGTCAGGATCACTTGTTTCCGTCGTGAGCGACGGTAGTACGATCGCGGAAGTAGATACGATCCGGCGCGGGTTGACCCAATCGCGGCGGGAACCGAAATCAGTTTCGACCACGTTTGCCCGGTACACGTCCACAATATCGTTAAACTGCAACCGGCCCCCCAGCATGCACGCTGGCCGCCCTCGCTCGATATTTGCGCAAGACGGCGCGTGCATCCGCTGACAGGCCAGACCGGTACACCGCATACCGTGTACTGATCTCGCCGATTTCTTCCGACAGAATGCCCGGATTCGAGTTCATCAACCGGATAACCTCGGAACAAGTGACTGCCCGAACTGCGGCCGGCACCGGACTGAAATCCCGGTACTGATCCCGAATCAACGCCGTCACGTCCTCAATCAGGGCCGTCACTTTAGCGGCTTCCTCGGCCTCCAGAGAGCGCCCTAGCCGCGTCTGCACATCCTCAAGGGACGCAAACAAATAGACCCCCTAGGGCGATCTCAGAACCTCCTAGAGGGCATTACGGAGTCGTGATACCAAGCGCCAGATGTTCCGGCCGCATCACTTTCGCACCGTAAACGTGCAAACCCCTGACGGCGTCAGCGAAAAACTTCTCCGGCCGGTAATACTCGACCTCAACAAGCTGTTCCGCGTACGTGGTCGCGATATTGTGGCCAGCGATAACGTGCGTGTTCGCAGGCATCACATTGCACGAAACCACCAAGAAGCCGAGGGTCTTGCCTACGACACCATTCCTGATCGGCTCATTGCTGCCGAACTGGGACGCGTCCACGAAACGCGAGTCCTGAAGCAGTAGACCATAAACATCAGGAGTGATAACCAAGAAACGGCCACCCTGAGGCGTATTCGTCTTATCCAGCTCGACCTTGAGTTGCACGATTTGCTTATAAAGCGCGTCGACAGTGCCAGCCAGGTTAACGGTAACCCGCCGATTTCCAGCAGGCACCGCAGCAACGATCTTGGCCGCTACATAGGCATCCGCGACCTCGGCCAGTTTCCGGCCGGCGCGAGTAACGCCATGCGTCATGTACTGGCCACCGATTTGAGACTGTACTTGCGTGATGTCCTCAACGCGGAAGCGGAAAGCCCGTGCGCGCTCAATCTCAAACGTGAGACTGTCGCCAGTGTTCTCCGCGGGATCACCCGCGAAACCCGTGATCGGGCTATAGTCCTCGGTCGTCGGGTCAAGTACGGTCGGGATACGAACTGTGTCGCCCATGCCGGTGATATCGCCTTCGTAGTCGCGGTTGACTACGAGGCTAGAACCGATAACGAGTTCGGCCTCAAGGGCCATGAAAATGCCCGAGGTCCAAATCTCGGGAACAAAACGCGCTGCCCTCTGGGCAGCATTAAAAATCGTCGGCAGTAGTAAAAACTCCTAAGGGGTTACGTTTCGCCGTTGAGCAGGTTGTCTAGGCGGCCGTCTAGGCGGGCCTGGTTGATCTCGGCGGGGGTGAGGGTCTGTAGGTCGGCACGAGTGAGCTGGTCCGTGGATGGTTGCCTCTGGCCGATACCGAGAGAGTCAGGCGGCGCGTACTTGGGCGCGTCGGGCCGCGGCGTGAACGCGGCGAGCAGTCCGGCGATGGCGTCCGTGTCGGGGGTGCCGTCGTCGGCTGCGAGCCTCCCCAGGTCCACCACGGCCGCGATGCTGTCGGGGAGCTGCACACCGGACGCGGCAGCCTGCCGGTACAGCGCAGCCTCAACACGCGTGTGCGCGGTGTCGGCGAGCGCGGCCTGTCGGCCTTCCTCGCGGGCAGCATCCACCGCAGACGCAGTCTCACTCTCAAGCGTCGATACCTGCTTAAGAGCGTCGTTGCGCTCGCCCTCGTGTTTCCTGCTAAGGCCCTTCCACTTGTCCCTATCCGTAGTCAGGTTGTCTCTGTCCGCAGTCAGAGAGGCGATTTGGGCCTGTAGAGATTCCACCGTTACCGTGTCGGTCGGCGGGTTCGGGTTGCCGTCATCCGGCATAAATCATCTTTCCTGTCCATGTCGGAGCCGCATTCAGCCGTGTCGGCCTAAGCAGCATTAGAAAGTCCTTGTTGGCCAGGTTCAGAATTGTCAACCTGAAGCTTCTCGGCGTTCTCGCGAGCCAACTCGGCGCGGCGCCGGGCAAGCTCGAAATCCATCTCACGCAACTCATCGAAACGCTCAATCTGCTGCGGCGAGTAGCCCACATCCGAGTAGAGCTGAAGGCGGGGAACGTCAAGCCCATTCGCAAGTTTCACAGCAGAGTCGATAAGCGCGGCCTGGTTACGGTATTGCGGATCGCCCCAAATTATTTCGGCGTCGTGAGCATCCGCCCGCTTATCGCCCAACACCTTGAAACAGAGCCGCATAACCGTCTCCCAGCTTTCGCCGAAGTGAAGCATGCGTTCACGGGCTTTAGCGACGAGACCGGCCTCAGCGCTCGTGATCGCCTCACCGGAGGGCGGTTGACCGCCACGGCCGATCAGGAAATAGTGAAACGGGATACGGGAGATCGCGGCGAGGGAAGCGATATACGCGTCGATCAGACGGACATAGTTACCCAAGTCCGCGGCTTCGAACTGCCCGAAAACCGTGTTCGCGTCCTCGGCCATCAACAGACGATCGATCGCGATCTTGAAAGGCGATTTGGGGTTGCCCTGGTCGTCTTCTTCGATCTCCAAACCAGCAATATAACGCTGCGGGAATGCCGCAAACTCAGAAGCGATAAGAGCATCAGCGGCGATCTTAGAGATCGCGTCAGCGAGTGGAACGATCGGCTCAAGCTCGCTGAACGGGTCCGGCCTTAGCCGCGTCCGGTTATACAGCGGCACCACCGGAACCACACCCAGGGGATTAGGAGCCGCATCGGCCTCAGACCACCGCAGACGAGTGGCGCCAATATTTCCCGTACGGGACAGGGCCGTCGACGTATAAACCTTCTGAGGTGTCCACAGGGTGGCGTACTCAGTACCCCAGTCATCCCGATACCGCTTGAGCGCTGACATCACTTTACGGCGTGACCCGGGCTGGTATTGGACGTATACCTCTGACGCCGATTCCGGCGTGATAGTCGGCTGGCCATCTGCATCAGCCCACACCGTCGCATAAGCCGAACCGAGCGCAAGCGCATCGATATGGCACGCGTTACCATCCGCGTCCATACTGTTGCGCTGCCAAATCTGCCAAGCATTCCGATCCGCAGAAGGATCAGACGACATCCTGAAACCCTCGACGCGGATACGCTCACTAATCGAGTCAATGATCAGGCCGCAAAAATTCACTTGCCAGCCTTGAAACATCGCACCAAAGGCTTCTTGGAAACGCACCTGGGCGTACTGGAGATTCGTGTTCTTGGAGTCGTAGTAGTCGGCGTACTTCTTCGCCTTGCCCTTTTGACCGCTCAGCTTGGAATCTAGGTACGCCACCCATTCCAACGGGGTCTCAGGGGGTTTCCCTAGAGCCAGATAGCCTCCCAAATGCTAGAAGCCGCGTACACGGCGCTTCGCTTTCTTCAAACGGCCATCGGCAATCGCATCCCCGCGAGCCTCATAAGCCAGCACGGCCGCAACAGCGGCATCGATCTTCTTCTTTGAACGCGGGGTTTCTTTTCGAATGAGAGTGCCGGCGCGTATGTTTCGTTTCCTGGCATTCAAAATGTGGCGCGTCAAAGTCGCGTCGCCATCATGCGCGAGCTGACCTGTGATAACCGCAGTGTGGAAACGCTCAAGAGCCTGCACCATGCGGCCGTCTTTGTTCGTCCAGAACTCGAAAATCTTCTTCGTTCCGAACTCGATCGACCACCGGCCCACAATGTCCTGCCAATACGCGGGATCGCAATATGCCCACTCGACCCGATACGTTTTCTCGGCGGCGGCCATGGCCGCGTCAACGGCAAGGAAATCGACTTCCCAATCGTCGTCCGTGTCGGGTTTCTCCCACACACCCAGAACAAACAGTTTGCCGTCACGGAGGCGACAACCGATAAGCGCTGTGGAGTCGTTTCGGATTGAACCATCGAAACCGATAGCGATCTGATCACCCAATCGAATGGGGTCGGTATCGTCCCTGCGAGCCTGCCACGACGCACGATCCATCCACTGATCCGAACCGGCAACCACCTGATTCAAAAAATAGCGGCGGGCGTCTTCTTCCTCGGTCGCCGGATTCCGGATCTCGGCAACAATCCGATCCAAATCGATCACCGAAGCGAAAGAACCATACACGTAAACCAGTGCCTCTAGAAGCGCCTCAGTGTTGTTGATGTCAACCTCGGGCGCTTCCCGGTGATCCATCAAAACGCCCTGGTCTTTGATAAGGCCCTCGGAAACTTTCTGGAAGTACTCGTGAGTTGCTTCCGCTACCGAGTTTTCACCTGGGGCGTACATGGTGCTGGTTTCGAGCGACCACGGCTCGGCAAGTTTCCGCTTCACCAGGTTCCGGCGCACGGTCGAATATGTGCGCCTCAGTTCAGGGGTCGTCCACAGGTGGGTTTCGTCGTAACAAACCCACGTCTCTTTTCCGCCGTCCTTAGAAGCGGCGTTAGCCGTACTCGGCGTGATTTCCCCACCATCCGGGAGAATGATCCGAGTCAAACCCGAATCAACCCCGGAAACCTCGGCCAGAGGCCCGTGATCGAAATTGTATTTGATCACGTCGTAGACGTTTCCGGCCTGGTTCTCCTCGGTGGCCATGATGCGGATATAGGGCACCATGACAGGGCGGCCTACAGGATTACCCTCTTTATCCCGGTGGGAGAACCGGACCGGCCCAAGCGCTTCGGCGCATCCGATGAAACCGCCAAGCTCGGATTTCGCGCGCCCTTTCGAACGGCTGATGAAAGCCTGGTTTACACGCCGGCGCCCAACGGAATCTACCTCGTAGCAATCGATGATGAAACGAGCGAACTCGACATCACGCCAACCTGTCTCGTCGGGCGTCAGGAGGTGAACGGGCTGCCCCTGGACGTCGCCAGGGCCATGCACACACCACTCCTCAATCCATAGACAGAGATCCCATCCGAGAGAGTGTTTTGGTGGCGTCCACGAGCCGTCAGACAGATAGGGCAATAGGCTCCAAAGTTATCCTGCTCCCCGTTAGAGATTCGAACTCCACCCGCACAGTCCAAAGCCGTGCATCCTGCCACTAGACGACCGGGGATAGACAGATGCCGCTCCAAGAAAAGTGCGGCGAAGGTTACGCACGCTCTGTGAGGTTGCGCGCGGTAAGTGCCCTCAACCTGCGGTACTTTTCAGGTGTATCGTGCCCGTCCCACACCGCCACATCGTTGCCGACAATAGGCACGTGAGCGAATAGATAGAGGTCGCTTGGCGCGATATGCCACGACAATTGGCCTTCAGGTGTGTCGATGTACACCAAAGGCCATTCAGGTTCTTCTGGGTCGTTGTAGGAAATCAATGAGGGGTGTAGTGCAGCTAGATGAGCTACCAGCGCGGAACGCTCACTATAGATGTCAAGCACGCGCAATCCCGTAATAGCCTCCACCCATGCCTCTTTCTAAGTGGTATCGCCGATATCTCGATCTTCCTCGCTGGCGTGGCTGGACTCGAACCAGCAACCCGCGCATTAACAGTGCGCCGCTCCACCAATTGAGCTACACGCCAATGAGTACGGTCCCCGGGACTCGAACCCGGAACCCGCCGATTAGAAGTCGGCTGCTCTAACCAATTGAGCCAGAACCGCGTACCGCTCCGAGGAATCGAACCCCGCGCCACCTGTGTGTAAAATAGGTGCTCTACCAATGAGCTAGAGCGGCAAAAGAAGCCTTTCTGCCTCCGGCGGAACCCTGTGACCGGAACGATTCCGGCCGCCGGATACAACAGGTTCAGCCGCTGCCTGAAGAACCACCACGGCCACCGAAACCGCCACGCGATATCACCTGCCCGCTACGGCTCGTGATGTTCGCGTTCTTCGGCTTCACCGTGCTGCCGCCGCTTACATGCCCACCGCTGTTAGAGCCGCCGTAATACCAGACATAGTCCGCGCTTCTGTTGCCGCAATGCCGGTCATCTACAATCTGGTAGGAACCGTTCGGCAACGGCTGTGAGGCGACGCAGTCGGCCGCGAGGTTCTGGCCGCATGCGGCAAGGAGGGCGGCCGAGAGCGCTCCCGCAGCACTGAAAACAATCATTTTGGAAGCTTTCAATCCCGAACCCATAGGCGCTTCTTGGCCTTCCGCTGGATGCGCTTCACCATACGTTTCCACCCGGTATTGCGGTAACACCAATCTTCGTAGTGACCCTGGAGAGCAGCAGCGCTCAACATTCTCGCTATAACGCCTCCAAACAGCTAGCGAGTGCGGAATAGAGGAATCGAACCTCTGACGCTCGCATCCAAAGCGACCGTGATGCCTCTTCACCAATTCCACATTGCTTCCGCATCGCGACGGCTGGACAACTACCGCGACATGGTGAAGAATGACCACATGGCCGACGGCATGGAGAACGTTGATCAGCTCGCAGAATTGTTGAAAGCTGTAACGCGCGGTGTCAAAGGACTAGAGGCGCACTTTGACGATACGGGTGTACGCCTTACGGAGATACTGCGAACATTCCCCACGGAATGTGCTGGAAGCGCTCAAAACTGCTTCTAGCAAAGCTCTCGATCGTGACGGGAATGACGACTAAAGCAGGGTAGAACTAGGTAATCGATTCTTTTTCGCGGTCAAGCGGGATATCACAGTACAGCCCACTCCGATGGGCTGTACTGCCTACCCGGCGAATGAGTGGCGGGATCGGGAATCGAACCCGAAGCGCGAGCCTATGAAACTCGCATGTTACCGTTACACCATCCCGCTACGATCCCGCGCCAGCGCGGCATTACCCCAAAACATCACATGCTCAAGATGCGTCAGAGCCAGACTCGTTTCGCGGCTATCCGGCAACAGATCATTCAACGTTGCGAATAGACGCCGGCACTCGGCGCGAACCGTTTCATGTTTCGCTCGCCGCGCCTCATCAGGCGCGTGATAGTCAAGTCACCGCGACAACTCATCCTGAGTCAGGGGCAGAAGCGGTAAACCTTCCATACTCGGCCGCGCGGTCGGCGGCCTGCTTGATGTACTCGATACGCCGCGCGGGCACTGTGATCGTGACCGTGTCGGCCTCTGTGTCGATGTCGACCGCCGCGACGGCCGCGCGCACGGGATCATCGTCGATATAGACGCGCCACCGGCCGTCCAGGTGATGCACGGTCACCACATCGGCCACGACGTCGGCGGTCATGAGACCTCGCTCAGGTCGCTCAGATCCCTCACAGCGCCCCTACGGGGCATCGGAGTGACAACGGCCAGCGAAGGACTCTCCTCGTCCTCTGGAACGAGCTGGAGGCGCAGACGCGCCCTGTCCTCGGGGGTCGCACCCCACTTGGCGACCCGTAGCCGTAGCTCGGACGCGACCGTCAGGTTCCCCCGGTAGTAGGCGTCAGCGAGATATGCAGTCTCGCTGAGGAACGCCCAATCGGTGGACGTGAACATGTGAGCCTGAGGGCTCGTAGCCCATGTCTCCCACCATCGGAGAGTCTGAGGGTGCCAGTCCCCCTCCGGCAGATCGGGCGTTGGGCCGTCGAAGGGCTTGTCAGGCACCTTGATTGCTTTGGCGTCGATGCGCGCCCTGGTGTCGCGCGCCCGCTGATGCGTCGCCCTCGGCGGCGCTCCCTTACCGGCCACGATTCCTCCCCTCCCTGCTCTCCTTGGTCGTCTTCTCGCTATGACATGACTCGCACAACACCCGCAGGTTCGTCAGGTCCCATGACCCACCCCGCGCTACGGGGATGACATGGTCCACAATGCGGCTATCCGCCGCACCACACAGACGGCACCTGTAGCCGTCCCGCAGACGCGCCTTGAGGCGCGTTGTGGACCAATCTGACGGCCTAGCAGTGTTCCTCGGGCTGTCGGCCCACGGCCGCCGCCTGTGAGCCCCACAATGGCCTGTAGCGCCCTGAGGGCTGGCCGGTCTAGCGCATCCACTGGTCGCGCACACTGCGCGTGCTCTCGGCGTCGCGACCCCCTTAGCGACGGACAGATGAATTAAGTTCCGGGCGCGGACGCGCCCACAAATCGCCGGATCAACAAATCTTTTTCTCCGGCGTGCGCGCAAGCGCGCGTTACTACTAGTAGTAGTGCGGCCGAAGGCCGCTACTAAGTTAGTTAGTAGGGGCCGGAGGCCCCACTAGTCAGTCAGTGCGCCGGAGGCGCAGTAATGGTTAGTGCAGCCCTGACGGGCTGCCCGCGCTACAGCGCGGATCGGGGGCTTCGCCCCCTCTATAAAGGTGTGCCCCCTACCTCCTCACCCAGGATGGATGTCACGCCATCTGTCCCAAGATCACTAGAGGGGTGGATGGGTGCTTGTTACGGAAGTGCCACAGTAGTACCGTGCTCCCCATGGACACGCCAACCAGGGGCGGTTACGCCCTATCAATAGACCGGCTACGCCGCAAAGCTTGCGTTCACCGGGGCTTACTTCCGGTGGATGTGATCGCACGGTGCGGCGTGAGCCGCCTATGACATAGATGGGTTACGGGATTGCTCACTGAACTTCAGCTCTCAGGGCTCGCTCAGGAGGAGAGGGAAGACCTTCTGTGGAAGGAGGTCCACGCCCTCCGAGATTGCCTCAATGATGAGAGACTCCTCACTCCAGAGGAGATAGCACACATTCTCCGAGTGGACGAACGATGGATCACCAGAGTTGGACCACTCTATAAGATCCCTACTTTTAAAGTAGGTAAATATTTGAGGGCTCGTAGCGGCTCTCTCAGGGCCTGGATTAAGGCACTGGAACAGCAGGCCGCGTAAGCGGCGAAGAGCCCCCAGGATCGATCCTGGGGGCTCCCCTCATGCTTCTATTCTATTTCCTTCGGGCGAATCCTTCCCCACGCAATTGCCTCGGGGTCGTCAGGCGTGCCCTGCGCTCTGAGTGCCATAGCCTTCAAGTCCCCCCAATCCACGTGAATGATGGGGGCTACATTGCGCTTGCGGCGACCCTCGCCGCCGAGGGCCCACGTCTTGGATCCGAGTGTCGCCCTGGGCAGATCCGGCCATTCATCGGGATCTCTCAGGTCGTGCCATACCAAAGCGTAAACTTTCACGCCCATAGCTCGCAGTTCTGCGGCCTGCTGCTGCTCGCTCAGGGAATTCCAGTAGCTCGCATAGGTCTCTCCGGTGTCGACCCAATCTGTGCGGGCGGGTGAAGTTGGCCTAGCTGTCAGTTCCGCATGGATTTGTTCCAACCTGGCGTATATTTCGCGATACCTGGCCGCCCCCTCCGGTCCCGAATAGAGACCATACAAGTATCTATCCTCCTCAAGCTCCTTGATGGAATCCTCTACCTGTTGAATCTCCTCGGAATAGTCGACCCCCTCGAAGTGGACAGGTTCTAGCCGCTTAATATCACCTGCCCATGCGAGTAGTGATTCTTCTACGTGCGACTCTACGGGTGCGGCGGGTATCCCGCGTAGTATGCACGGCGGGTCATTGTTAATTGCCGAACACCTGTAGTATCGGTGGTTCCCGCGAGACTTGAGTTTGTACATGACGCTACGGCAAATAGGGCAGTATAGTACTTGCAAGAGCTTTGACCCGTTGCTGCGTGGCCCTTTCTTCGCCCGCTTCCTCTCGTCGAGTGCTGCTTGGATTTGCTTCCATTTGCTAAGTGAGATCAGAGGTTCGGCTCTTGCGACGGGCAGCCCATCGTCGCCTTTCAAGACACGCGCACTCGACCCGGCGATGTGTCGGAAGCCGAGCAGAATTTTGCTTCTGAGCATTTCAAGAACATTCGCTGTAGACCATCCGCTGTCCTTGATCGGAAGCCCTCGGCTGGCGCGGAAGTGATTTCTTGGAGCCAAGGTTGCCCTGCGGTTGAGGTCAATGGTTATGGAACGAACGGATTCGCCTTTGAGAACACGTTCGATGATTTCCCATAGCACGGCAGAGGCGACGGGGTCCGGAATCAGCTTCCATCCGTTTTCGGTTTTGAACGGCATGTATCCGTATGGGGTAGTGCCGCCGGTCCACTTCCCCATTTTGGCGTTGTGGTCGTAAGCCTGCTTTGCGCGGAAGCGCATTGTTCGGCCTTCAAACTCCGCGAAGACGGCCAGGATGGTAGCGACCATGCGGCCAATTTCTGTACTCAGATCGATGCCATCATCGATGGTTACGATTCTGATGTTGTGGCGGTCGGCCCATTCGAGGATGTAAAGAAAGTCGATCGCCTTGCGGGCGATCCGGTCTAGCTTCCAGGCGACGATGACGTCGTAGTCCTGGGGCCGGTTGAGCCACTCTGCAAGCTGCGGCCTGTCCCAGGGAGAGGTGTGGATAGCGGAGACGTCCAAGTCTTCGGCGTAGCCGACGACCACCGCGTCCTTGAGGTCCGCCCACTGGTCGACCTTGAGTCGCTGACGCTCGGGGCTGCTGCTGGTGTCGGTGAGGTTGGACAGGCGGATAAGCCCGACCACCCTCAGGGGCGTGCGCGCTGATAGAGCCGCTGTAGTTGACAT